ACAATTCCCTCTCCCAAGGTATTAACGTTTCTATTTCAGTTAAACTATACTTATGATATTGCATAAGTGAAAAGTTTGTTTGATAGTAATTCGCAAGAGTATTATGAGAGAGGCATATTAAAAAAAATCAGCAAGACCCTCCAAATTTATTTTATCTTCTTGTCCGCATTTCTTACACTTATATTGCAATTCATGACGAAGTTTGGGCATATTTTCAAAAAACTTGCTTATCATATCAAACTGTGTAGAATTTAGAGAATCTATAAAATCCATCGAATCTTGTAAATTGTCAGGATCATGCACTTCATCATTTACATAAACACACTTTATTGAACGCGCAATCACTTCAATTTGATTATTATTTTCAATTGCTTTTTTTATTCCTTCAATTGTTGGATAAGACATTTCAACATACATGGTATCATCAAGTTTTATTTTTGATGTATGTTCTGGAAGAAAAGTAACTTTTACCTCTTCAAGATTTAAATCAATTTTGGTTACTTCTTCACAAGCTTCTCCTTTATAGTTTACTCCATCTGTATGTCTATATTCTAAGGGGATAATTTCTCCAATAGATTTTGCTCTAATATTTAAAAAGATATATTCTAAATCAAAAAATGGTAATTTATCAACATCAAGTTTTTCTGAAGTAACACAAGAAGATACAACTTCTTTTACAGCAGTAATCATTGATACTTCATCACCAGCTTCTACCGCCATCAGAAGAACTTTTTCTTCTTTTACTAATAATGGCCTAAATGTAATTTCCTTTTTACTAGATGGCAATGTTAACTTAAATGTAGGTACTGCAACTTTTGGCAAAGACATAATAAATCCTCCAATAATTTAAAATTCAGTAAAAGCTTGAGATGAATTAAGTGCTTGATTAAGATTATAATTTGTACTATATCCGTGAAATTCTCTACTATAGAAATATTTCATGTCTACGCGCAATCTTGCATAACCTTCTTCTATCCAAGACATTGAAATATCATTTACAGAAATAGGATATGCTTCTTCTAAAGATATTCTATATTTTAAAAGTTTTTCTATTTGTCGTTCTCTTAAAATGTCCACATTATTTTTTTTATTTTCTTGATTTATTAATTCTTGAGTTTTATTTAATTTATCGTCTCCATAACTATATTGATCTATATAAATTGTTCCTACATAATCATCGTAATAACCAGTATCAAACATATTAGGAAATACTCTTCCGCTTTTATCAGTTCTGGCATGTCCCAGAGCATAGTCTTGCCATTGCATAAAGAATTCTCTTTCTCTCATGTCTTGGCTTAAAATAACAGTCATACTACACGTTTGTTGTGCTTGTCTATATGCAATTGATCTAACTGGTCCGTGATAATTTTGATCAAAGGTTGATATATTTCTTCCAATAAAGTTTACTGATTCAATTCGAAATCTTAAGTTTTGTTGTGTTTTTCCAAAATTAGTTATTCGATCCACAATAGGACTTTTAACTATTAAACATTCAAATAGGGCAGGTTTAGCAAGTCCTGTATCTGATATTGCTGAAGTAAATGTTGAAACATTAAATGGCATTTCTGCTATCCTTATAAACTTGATTTCGTCTTGCGCCTATAAATCTATCAAGAGGCAAAAACATTACCATTTCCCACTCTTCTGGATGAATATATAAAAATCTTGTTTGTATATGTTCTACAATATATCTTTTTACACAAGGTTTATAAAAGCCATTACTTGCCGCTTGTTGCAATAATGAATATGATAATTTTAATCTTGTTTGTTCTGTTATTTCTTTTTTAGTGCTTGATAAATTCCACAATCTTTCCATAAGTTTTGCTCTGAGAATCGGCGGCAAATAGTGCATATTCAATCCAAGAAAACTATCTCCTTGTTTAGCATATCCAGTTGTTCTACCAGAACCTATAGGAAACACTAATGGAAATCTATCATAATATGGTAATACTTTTTTTAGTTTTGGATCATATTCAAACAAATACATTGCTCCAAGAATAGGTTTATCTGTAAGTCTTTTTGGATCCGATCTAATAACAGAACTTGGAGTTATTCTTATATTACTTACATTTTGTCTAAACCAATTTCTCGCATCTGCTTTTTTTGCTGAAACTGTAGGATCAATTCCTGCTTTTTCAACTCGTTCAAAAACGCGATCTAATGTGTAACTAACCATTATAGATTAAGCTCTTTTTCTGTAAGAATTACGAATTCCCATTTACGATCTTTACAGTACTCTTGTGCTGCTTCCCATTTACGACTATTTATAGCGTATGTTACAACTTCGTTTAGATACTTTTTAGTTGTTCTTTGACCAATCTTCTTTGGAATTGGCTGTTTTGTTTGATGATTTGGCTTAATCTCAATCATAAGAGTTTTTGTAATACTGTTCTTATCTTTTACTTTAATGATAAAGTCCGGAAAATATCTATGCCATTTGCCGTCAATGGGAGACTTATAAGGAATGGCCAATTCTTCTGACTGCCATTCAAGAACATTATCAGTCATATCAAAGTATCTCATCGCTCTTGCTTCCCAGCTTGACCGATAGATTATATTAGTAGGATTTCCTCTATACTTTTGAGGATTTCGTGGTGTAAATTTACCTTTGTATGTCATAGCAGTATATATTTACGATATAAATATTATGAATCTACAAGGAGAAATAAATGGCAGACTCGATAGGTAATATTTCTAATCCTGAAGCGATAGCTCCACTCGCAACAATTACTGAAAATCGTAATTTTGGAACAAATCTTTTACCTGAATTACCACAAATAGAGACAAGAAGAAGTTTAGCAGATTTAGCCGAAGCTCAAGTAGCATTTGGTGCTCCAGCTTTAACAAGAACAAGAAATGTAAATAACTTAAGTTTTCCTGACGATTTGGGAGAAATGCCAAATCATGTTTTATCATTTACTATAAAGTCAACTAAAGGATTAGGCGAGTCTTTTCTTACAACATTTCAGAATCAATTAGACGCTTTACAAAACAGTCAAAACAATACTGGTCCACAAACAAATATTGACCGCGCTGTGGGATTTTTAGCAACTACTGCTGGAAACGCGATGGTTGCTGGAGTTAAAGCGTTATCGGATGCATTAGCATCTAATGGACTTGATTTCGGCAAAAACGTAGGAACTAGTTCATTAATTGGAAATATAAATTTACCTGTTCCGGCAAATCTTCATACTGCATATCATATTGAATATGATACGCCTTCTCTAGGACCAGCAGGACAAGCTATTAAGCCTTCAGATAGACAAATGTTTGGAATATCTGGAATGGATAATAGCTCTGCTGCACAATCTGCTGTGCAAGGTGTTGCGGGCGTAGCAGCTTCATTTGCTCAAGGAGCATTAAATAATCCAATCGCTCAAGCAATTGGAAAAGTTGCATTAGGCTTAGCTCTTAATCCACAAAAAATAGTTTTGTTGCAAGGAGTTAGTTTTAGACGACATACTTTTGCTTATAGATTATCTCCTAGAAATAAAGAAGAATCAGATAGAATAAAAGCTATAATTCAACAATTTAAATTTAGCGCACATCCTTCATTAGCCGCAGGAGGTCTAGCCTTTACTTATCCTGATTTTTTTGAAATAACAACAAATTCAAATTACACTTTTGATATAGGACCATCATTTTTAGAAAGTATTGATGTAGAATATCATGGACAAGGATTTCCTGCATATCACAGAAATACAGATGGATCTGAAATTCGTGCGCCCGCTGAAGTAAATTTAACATTAGCATTTTTAGAAACAGAAATTCTCACAAGAGAACGATTACTTAACGGAAGATTATAATGTTTTATTTTTCAAATTTTCCTCTTACTGTTTATAATTTAAATAATAGTAATAGAAATGACTTTAAAATAGTCACTGATATTACTAAACGATTTACTATAAAAGATATATTAGGAAATTATAGTGCATCATCGTTCTTTGAATATTACATTGAAGATGGTCAAAGACCAGATATTATTGCTTCAATATATTATGAAGACGAAAGACTTGATTGGTTAGTATTATTAATAAATGAGGTATATGATCCATATTTTGAATGGCCTATGAAAGCGGATGATTTTAATCAATATATAATAAGTCGTTATGGAAGTATTCCTAATGCGTATCAGACAGTTCATCACTATGAACAAATTTTGAATATTCAGGAAAGAGTGCCAACAAATAACGGAAATTTTATTAGTATTCCTGAAAGAACACTTATTATTGATCATGATACTTATGTAGGACTAGCAGCATATGAAAGAAAACTTGTTAGTGTATATGATTATGAGTTTGATAAAAATGAAAAAAATAGAAAAATTTATTTGTTAAATAGATCAATATTACCGGCACTAAAAAATCAAATTTCAACCGTATTTAATACCATATCTACGACGAGATAATTCATGGCTGGAGCTGAAGCACATTCGGGCATTATAAACTCTGTTACCGTTGCAGGGAAAAATATAACTGCTCTTATTGATAGATTAGAAGTTACAGAAAATATTGGTAATGAGCGCGGTGGTGGCCATGTAGTAGCATCTGTTAGAATCGCTGACGGTAGTGGAATTGAAGATAGTATAAAAGGAGGAGAAGAAATACAATTTAACGCGGGAAATGGACAAGGACAAAATTTAACTTTTAGTCTTGTTGTTGCTGAAAAAGATTCTAGTGTTCAGCATAAGCCCGATTTAAAAACATACGATATAAGATGTATGTCTAAAACAGCTTTGGGTGCACATTCAAAAACCGCAGATAAAGGATATAAGAAACAATCTCCTACAGATATTATAAAAGATGTTTGGAAAGAAGGAGTTCAAGATATTGAAGGAATAAATCTTGATGTGAAATCAGAAAGTGAAGGTAGAATTGATTGGGCAACTCCAAGAGGAACTCCTATTAATACTATAAACGCTCTTTCTAGAGAAGGCGGACAAAGCGAAAGAGCAAATAATTTTAGATTATTTGAAACTCTTGCAGATAATAATAGGAAATATATTTTACAAACTGAAGAAGATATGAAAAAGCAAGGAGCTATAGCAGATTTTACTATAAGTTTTCCCACAGATAAAGGTCCAGCTAATCCAGGAGATCAATCAAGTACTGTTATTGCTCATACATTTGATAGATCATTTAGTATTCCAGAACAAGTTGCAGCCGGCGGAACCAGTTCAAAAACTGATTATACTGATGTTGCAACAATGCAGTTCGGAGAAAGATCAAATGAATTTGGATTAGATGAGTTCAATAAATTCGGTCATACAGGAGGACAAAGTCCTTTTGGTGATAATACAGTTCAACTTTTAGGTAATAAAGAAAATAATGTATTTGAGCAACATATTATAACAAATAGATTTAGTAATGCTAAGTCAAAATTTTATAAAGCACGACGCGGCGAAAATGAGCATGACAGAAGAAAACAAGATGCTTCATCAAGTGATCAAGGAAATAGAGGACAAACTCCTACAATGAAAGCCGCGTTTGTTGTTCCTGGAAATCCATCTTTAAGTGCCGGAAAAATTATAAACATGAATGTTCCTGGAACTGGTGAAGATTCTGGTTTTGATAAAACAAGAACAGGAAAATATTTGATTTCAAAATTATCACATATTTTTGTAAAAGACGGAAATCAAATGAAGTATTATACTAAAATAGAAGCAACGAAAGATGCAATAGGATAAAATTATGGCAATTAAATCAAATGATTCTTTTGGATTTAATCCTGTATTTTTTACCGGAACAGTTGAAGATCGTAGACCATCAAAAGATAAAACTGTAATAGGGCATTTAAAGGTAAGAATAGATAACTGGCATACACAAGACAAGGGTAAATTACCAACAGAGCAATTACCATATGCTGCTGTATGTACGCCAAACAGTGGTGGAATTAGTGGAATGGGAAGATCACCAAATGGATATATGAAGAATAGTAGAGTATTTGGATTTTTTTTAGATGCAGAGAAACAATATCCAATTATTTTAGGATCAATTCCTCATGTACAACAGAAAAAGGGTCCCACTAAAGGAAAAATTGAAGGATAATAATGATTAGTAATGATACAGTTCAAGTAAAGAAAACAACAAGCACGTCATTTACTCCTGTAATTACAGGAACTTGTTTATTTACAAGACTTACTAATATTCCAAAACCAACACCTCTTCGTGATATGATAATTGTTATAAATTATAATTATTATAGATTGTTTGATGGATATCTTACGCTTGATGAGAAATCTAATCCTTATAATTGGGAAATAAAAATTCCTCAAAGCCAGTCATTAAGTGTCGGCAGTTATGATGTTAGAACAATATTACTTGATATACAGTCTAATAAAATAATATTTGATAAAGTATATGAAGATTATATATTAATAACTCAAGAATCAACATCTTCCGCAGCAACATCTTCAGCTAAATCAGGAAGTGGTAGTGGCAATTCAATTCAATCTCTCATGTCACAAATGGGAGGATTGATGAATATGATGAATCAACTTGGACAAAAACAAGGAGTTCATCCTACAACAGATGATGATAGCTCTACTAATTTAAAAGATAGAGATAAAAAAGAAGCCGATCAAGATTCTCATAGACAAGATGATAAGAAACAACACAATAAATCAAGTAACAATGAAATACCCAAAGCAAATCAACAGGATGTAACAGCAACTAG